TCCAGTTAATAGGATCTTGCTCATTACCTTTTGCTAATATAGAAATCCCTGTTACGTAGGAAAACCCTGCACCTCTTAGAAAATCAACAAACTTGCCTGTGACTTCTGTGAGTGTTTCTGAGTTAAATTCCATTTCAGTTCTATCGCCATCAGCAGTAGAACATTCAAACCGATAAGTTGGGTGTTCATAATAATCTGTCATTTTAATCCTTAAATTTACAATCGCTCATAATCTCAATGAGGCATGCTGTCAGATTCAAATCTTGGTCGGCAACAAAAGCAGATTGGTACTGGTATTTTGCCATATGCAAGACCATCTGAGGAATAGCAGAACTCGTGGGATCAAGTGCTTGATAAAATTCTTCATAAAGTTTTTTGTATAAAGAACTCATTTCCACATCAGAATTGTCAGATACCCACTTGCGTAGTATCTTAAAGTTCTTTTCTCGCATCGCAGGGATCAAGTCTGTTGTGTTAAGTTCTTGAATTTGTGCCAGGATTCCTGTATCGATGCGACCACCAATAGAGTATCTCTGAATTTCATTTAACGTTCGACGAAAATCTGGGAAATATTTCATCACTACTTCAGCGACGACCTTTTTATCCTCGACCTCGATATTCTCCTTTTCGCAGATGTTCATAACTCGGTTCATCATATCTGCGCAAAGAGTTGGTTTTTCCTTATGATTAATCCTAAAATCAATGACAGTCGTTCGACTGTGTAATGGTGGGATCAGACGATTTTTGAAATTGCATGTCATCACAAAAGAACAAGTAGCAGCGAACTGCTCAATAAATGCTCGAAGTGCTGCCTGTGCATCTGGCGTAAGGTAATCTGCCTCATCAAGGATTAAACATTTCCGGTCGTCAGTCATCGAGACTGTAGAACAAAAACCCATCATCTTCGTACGAAGTGTGTCGATGCCTCTTTCTTCCGAACAGTTTATGAACATTACGTCATATTTCAATTCGTTACAAAGTGACCTCGCAACCGTAGTTTTACCGATGCCTGCTCCTCCTGATAAAAGAAGGTTCGGCATTTTACCTTGAGCACAAAACTCCTTAAACACCTTCTTCATGTGCGCAGGGAGAATGCAGTCGTCAATAATTTTAGGTCGATACTTTTCTACGTAGAGAATGTTTTTGTCCATTATGCTCCAAATGTGGAGGTTGCTTCAGTCGCGATGAAGTACTTGTACTTATCTGAACCTGAAGTAAATTTCCCGATACCTTTAGAAGAGATTGAAACATTATAGTCTGTCGTAATTACTTTCAACGACTCGACCTTATAAATCATTTTGCAGGTCACACTGGATTGAGTTCCTAGAGGAACTTCCATAGAAGACGAGGAAGTATTATTGAGATCCTGCACGGATGCAATAAACTCGGTTCCTGGATTTCCAATGAAGACAACTTCAGGTAAACTGAGAGTCGCCGATGCTTTACGAATCTTCTCTAGATTGTCAGATGAAAGGATGAAGTTCACTTCTGCTTCTGGGAACTGTATTTCCTTTTCGGGTGGCTTGACAACGAGAGATTCGTCGGCACAAGTGTAGTTTATCGTAGTACCAGTAAACTGCATCTTGACCTGCTTATTTGACATCTCAAGATCAGCACGATCGAACATTGACATTGCTCCGATGAACTGATTGAGATTATATATTGCGAAACGAGTTGGAATCGTTTCTTCGATCGTCGCCTCAGCGAGGATTGACTTATTTACTGCTACAGTTCGCAGTCTTGTTCCTTCTTCAAATACTATCGACTCGTTAATGGTCGAAAAGTTTTTCAGAATAGCTACTGTTTCATCACTTAATTTCATAATCATTTCCCTTTCTTAAAGGCATAATGGTACATAAGCACCAGATAATGCATTGCTTTCAGTAAATCCTTAGGGTTTTTGCCGTCCTTCTTTCCGAATCGAATCAGATATTTGATAGCGCACCCTCTTGTAAAATCTTCGGCAATGCCAATAGAATCAAAGACATCCTGTATTTGAATATCTCTGTCAGTGTCAACATAATGCTGACCATACGTGGACTGAATATACTCGCTTAATTCCTTGAGTGTTTCAGTCTCGTGGTAAGAATTGGCAAATTTGGTCACTTCTTTTTACCTTTTTTCTTTTTTGCTGTTGCTTTCTTCGGAGCAGGAGGAGCACCCTCCTTAGTAATTTCTGCTTTCTTCTTGTCTTCGATTTCCTTTTTCTTCCATTCAGGCATCGGAGTCAAAGAGAATAGCTCACCATCTTTCATATCTGCCTGCGCAGGATTCATCTGTGAGGCAGGGGATCCTGGAAACTGTGCTTTTCCTGATGGATCATTATCACTTGCCTTTGGGATAGTCCCGTGCTTTTTCAGGTGCATTTGCCTACCTTGAATCTCCGCTATAGCACCCATATGTCCTTCGAATATATAGGATCCGATATGGCGCAACTGTATCCAAGGGCAGAACCAAATCTTAACACCCATTTTCCTGGCCATCTGACAAAAGAGGTAATCCTCTGAGAGATAACGATCAGTATTATTAGTTGCTTCTTTTGGTAGCCACTCTTCATTATCAATAAGTGTATCAAAATACGCATGTATGTAACGAGATCCATCAAAATGTTCCGAACGATTGTGATCAGGACGATATTTGAACTTAGGATACGTCACCTCATATTCCTCGAATACAGATCTATGAATAAGAAGAAATCCTGTGCCTGCTTCAAGTACAGGTACAGGTTCGGACAATTTGACTTCTGATCCACCATCTTCGACAGATGGATTAAATACAAAATCACCCGTAAATCGTTTTAGTACATCAGCATTACCTTTGTTATCTTCTACAACACCAAGTTGTGTAGCAGCATGGACTTGTTCCCATGCGATAGTTTTCTTTGTATAAGGTGCTCCGATTATTCGTCTGTCATCTTTACCCGGACCTGCTAAAGCAAGCATGGCAAGAGCATCACGTGGATCAAAATGTATGTCAGCATCAATAAACAGAAGATACTCAAGAGGTTTTCCGTCATTATCTACAGATCGAAGGAACTCGTCAACTAAGTAGTTGCGTGCCCGTGTTATCAGGGATTCGTTAAAAATGTAGTAGAACCTATGGGGAACTGACTGCATTCCAAGAAGCATTGCCAGATCGATACATGCTTTCGCATACATTCCGTGACATTGTCCGCCATACATCGGTGTGGCTATCATCATTGACTTGCCACCTAAGGTTTCTTTATCTAACTTTATTTCCATTCACTTGCCTTTCATAATCATAGTTTCTTTTTTATCAATCATCAGCATTAAGTATAACTGATTTTTGAGGATTTGTCAAGTTTTTACTGTTATCGTAGTTGTTGTAAATAAAATGCTTGGAGGATCGGCAGTGAGATGTTATTCCACCGATTTTGGAGATGAGTCCACATACTTGACATTGATATAATTTATTGGCAGATCGTTTTCCACCTGCTCTTTTCGCTTCTTTAGTAAACATAATATAATTTTGGTGGGGGCAGATTACTGTGTGAGGTTTCGTCCTAATTGGTTCTGCGCCACACAATGTCTGCCCCCTGTCGATCGACTCATTATTTAGGGTTAATAATCACTGTCCTGAGGTTCTTCTTCATCTGTAGGACTGACGGGTTCCTCTTGTGCATGTATCCCTTCGTCTACTTTCTCATATAAATCCAAAAAGGATTGTCGAGTGATATCGTCGAATCGATTAGTACAGAGCCCGATTGCTTTCATCTTGTCTCCGAAGATGGAGTATGCTCTGATAATATGTACCAGTCTACGAGTAGCAATCATTTCATCGATCCCTCCCTCGTAAAAAGTTACACGAGTTATATTCGCCCAATCGACCAGTTTGGTGGCGAAGTTCTCATCGACCTTGCCGACGGCACGCATATGGTTGAGTATCATTTTGATTTCCATAGACTTGCTCGCATATGGTTGCTCAAATGTAACAGGGAAGCGATCAAGGAATGCCTCATTGTGAATGTTTGTTCCAATGTACCTACCGTCCTCGCTACCTTTACCTTTGGTATTGGCAGTCGCTATGATATTAAATCCATTTTTCGGATAGACGTAAGTATTGATTTTCTTAATAAAAAGAGGTTTACCCTCAAGGACTGATTGGAGGGACATGATCTTGGAACTCGCCAAGTCATATTCATCTAAAAGGAGGACTGCACCTCGTTTCATGGCAGTCGGCACGGGACCATCTTGCCAGACAGTTTTGCCGTCAATTAAGACGTAATGTCCGAGCAAATCATCCTCATCAGTTTCAACTGTGAAATTGACCCTGACGCATTCTTTTGTCAGGCGAGCGCATGCTTGCTCAACCTGAAAGGTTTTTCCGTTTCCGGAGTGACCAGTGATTACCATTGGGTAAAACATATTAGATTTCAGAACAGCATGTATGTCCCG